CGCGCTGTTAAAATTCTAAAGTCGTTACTCATTTAAAGCTCCATTATATAGTCATTTATTGATGGGAATACTATTTATTTAGAATCAGTAAACCCTTCTTTAATAAATAATATCACAGTTTTTAACTAATGTAAATAGGAAAATGCATAATGAACACAAATTTTTTGTCTCCTATCGGTTTTACAGTCAATGTAAAGCGATTACCAAACGTAGAATTCTATACTCAAAGGATGCAAGTTCCAGGCGTGAGCGCTGGTGCGGCAGAAACACCAAACCCTCTAAGTACTCTATATAATACACCTGATAAATTACTATACCAAGAATTGGATTTGAGTTTTATTGTTGACGAAAACATGGCAAATTATTTTGAATGTTTAGATTGGATTGAGGCTATCACCTCGCCTGTAGAACTCGCTCAGTATGGTAGATTAGAGAAAACAAATGATGGTATTGTTTCTGATATTTCTATTACTATATTAAATAGCAATAAAAACCCAAACATATCATTTACGTTTTTAAACTGCTTTCCAGTATCGTTAAGTCAGATTACTTTAGACGTAACACAACAGGATATCGTATACCCAGAAGCGTCGATGGTATTCAGGTATGACAGATTTACCCATACAAAAATTAGTTGACAATCCATTATAAATGTGATACAATGGTATTATATACACAATGAGAGGTTAACATGAGTACTGACGATATTAGTGAAATTTGGGCTGGTGATTCTAAAATTGACGAAACTCAATTAGCGCAAGAAGCAAAAAAGATACCACAACTTCATTCAAAATATTATAACATGTATTATAAAGAAGCGCTTAAGGTTAAGAAGCTTCGATACGATTATAAGATACTCGAATTAAATAAACGTGAATGGATTGATGGATCTATGGCCGAAGAGGATTTGCGTGAGTTCGGATGGAAGCCTTATCAGAAAAAAGTTATACGCCAAGACATTAACCAATATATTCAAGCTGATCCTGATATTATCAAACTGAGTTTAAAGATTGATTATCATAGTTGCCGAGCAAATTACCTTGAAGACATTGTTAAAACAATCCATAGTCGTAACTTCATTATTAATAACATTATAGCAGTGATGAAATTCCAAGCTGGAGACTATTAGGGTTCATTATAAATAGTACATATAATGAGAAGGTGATATATTATGCCAGATGTAATTAACGTTGAGCAAATCAACGCAATATATTTAAAGATTAATACAGAGTCAAGCGTAAAGTTTGAGCTCGAGGCATATTTTAAATTCCAACCACAAGGCTTTCAATTTAACCCAAGCTACAAAAATAGAGTTTGGGATGGATGGATTCGTATTTTCCAACCTATGAAACCTGTTTTGTATGTTGGATTGTTTAGTAAACTTCGTAAATTTTGCGAAGACCGTGGATATGAATTAAATGCACCAGACCATTTAATGCATGGCGAAAAAGTTCCTGACGATTATGGATATGAGATTGCTAAGGAAGTAAACTGTAAGTTTGAGCCTCGTGATTATCAGAATCAATATATCGTTGATGCCATACGTGATAGTCGTTCTTTATCTTTATCACCAACATCATCTGGTAAATCTTTAATCATTTATTTAATTCAACAACATTATTATAGAGCGTTTGAACATCGTACTTTGATTATTGTTCCAACGATTTCATTAGTACATCAAATGGCTGGTGACTTTGTTGACTATGGTTGTGATCCATCTCACATATATAAAATCCAAGGTGGTATTGATAAAAACACAAATGCACCTATTGTTATATCGACTTGGCAGTCTCTTATTAAATTAAGGAAAGATTGGTTTAGTCAATTTAAAGTAGTACTTGGAGATGAAGCACATTTATTCCAAGCGAAATCATTACAAAAAATTATGGAAGGACTCGACGAATGTTATTATCGACATGGATTTACCGGTACGTTAAAATCAGAAGAGAGCAAAACTCATAGGCTTGTATTGGAGGGTTGTTTTGGTTCTGTGCGTAAGCACGTTTCTACTAAGGATCTTATGGATGACGGTACTATTGCTGACTTTAATATAAAAGCAATTGTATTATCCCATAGTATTGAAAATAGAAAAGCATTTAAAAAGGCGATAGGCAAAGTACAAAATACCAGTCAGAAATACCCAGCTGAAAGAGAATATATAACGAATAATAATAAACGTAATGTATTCATAAGAAATTTATTGTGGTCACTCGAAGGTCAGAATAATTTGGTTTTATTTGATTTAGTTGAGAAACATGGTAAATTATTAGAACCAATGTTAAGAAAAGATGGTAGACAACTACATTTTATATATGGTGCTACTAAAGGTGAAGAACGTGAAAGGATCAGACATATGATTGAAAACGATCCTATTAAACAACACGATATACTTGCATCGTTTGGTACATTCTCAACCGGAATTAATTTAAAGAAACTCGATAATGTTATATTTGCATCTGGATCTAAATCAGAAGTAAAAGTACTTCAATCAATCGGTCGTGCCCTAAGAAAGGGCAACGATGCCGATAAAGCTACGCTTTACGATATTGCTGATGATTTGAGTGTTGGTGCCTACCAGAATTATACATTACAACATTTTAGAAAACGAATAGAAATTTACGGATCCGAACAGTTTTCCGTTAAGATATACACAGTAAATATATAGTATTATTTTATAGTAGATAAATCTATTATACCATACCTACAATACTGTGTCAACTAAAAAATGCATATACAATGAAAAAAGTTTATACATTTTACTATTGACATTTTACAATTATTATGTTATTATTATATAGAATCAATTAGATTTAACTGATTAACAAGGAGGCTGGCTGACCATATGGCAAAAAGAGCTAAGAAAAACTACGTTAATAATAAAGACTTTTTAGAAGCATTAATAGCGTACAAAAAAGCGTGTACCGAGGCAGAAGATGCCGGTGACGAAAAACCAAGATGCCCAGACTACATCGGTAAGTGCATCTATCAAATTGCGACTAGACTCGCAACAAAACCAAACTTCAGTGGATACTCTTATAAAGAGGATATGATTTCAGATGGTATAGAAAATTGTCTATCATATATGAGCAATTTCAATTCTGAGAAATCTTCTAATCCGTTTGCATACTTTACTCAAATTATTTGGTATGCATTTTTACGTCGTATTCAAAAAGAGAAAAAGCAAATGTATATTCGTTTTAAATCTTCACAAGTTTTGGTTCCTACTGGTGGTACTTACACTGGTGGCGAAGACATAAATCTAAACCTTAACACTAATGTTGATTATATGAATTCGTTTGTACAAGATTATGAGGATAAGATTGCTAGAGATAAAGCAAAAAAGAAAGAGTCCATTGAAGCTGCTGAAAAGGAAGAGGATTCTAAAGAGTGAAAGTTGCTATAATTACAGACATGCACCTTGGCGTGCGTGGCGACTCTAAAGTATTCCTAGACCACCAAGAAAAGTTTTTTAATGAAGTGTTCTTTCCACATTTAGATGAACATAACATTAAAACAGTACTGGATTTAGGAGATACCTTTGACCGTCGTAAATACATCAACTATGTTACACTTGATAGGGCTAAGAAGTTTTTCTTTGACGAACTACAAAAGCGTGACATTGAATACCATGCAGTCGTAGGTAATCACTCCGTATATTATACAAACACAAATGAAGTTAACTCAATGAACTTGTTACTCCAAGAGTATACAAACTTTAATATATATCGCGAAGAACCTGTTGAGTTGACATTTGGGTCAACTAATGTTATAATGGTACCATGGATTAATAAAACAAATTCTGAAGTATGTTTGGATGCCATACGTAAATCAAATGCTCATATATGTATGGGTCACTTTGATATTATTGGTTTTGAAATGCTGAAGGGTGCGATTTGTGACCACGGTCTAACTAAAGAATTGTTTGGTAGTTATGAACAAGTTTATTCTGGTCATTTCCACCATCCATCTGAATATGGTAACATTAACTATCTTGGTGCTCCATATGAAATGACATGGTCTGATTATCAAGGTAAGCGTGGTTTTCGTATTTTAGATACTGAAACACGTGAGTTGGAATGGATTTTAAATCCTTTCTGTATTTACCATAAAATTGACTATGATGATGCTGATATGACTATTGAAGATATTGCTCATTTAGATTTGACTAATATTAAAGACTCGTACATTAAGGTTATTGTTAAGAATAGAACTAATCCATACATATATGATTTGTTTTTAAATAAACTTACTGATGCTGGCGCAAGCGACGTTAAGTCGATAGAAGACTCACTTAACTTAGGTGATGCTGGTGTTGATGAAATACTTGATGAAACAAAAGATACTAAAGACATTTTACATGATTATATTGAATCTATTGATACGAAATCTAATAAGCAAAAGATTAAAGAATTGATTGATGAACTATATTTGGAAGCGCAGAGCATTTAATGAAAATAACATTTAAGACAATAAAATATAAAAACCTGCTATCATCAGGTAACGCTTGGTCCGAAGTACGATTGGATCAATTCAGAACTACTCTTATCAGTGGTACAAACGGCAGTGGTAAGTCTACGTTACTTGATGCTATCGTTTTTGCATTATATGGTAGAGCGTTTCGTAAAATTAACAAAGGTCAATTAATCAACACTATCAATGCTCGTGAAGCAGAAGTTGAAATAACATTTTCTGTTGGTAATTCTAATTACTTAATACGTCGTGGTATCAAGCCAAACTTATTTGAGATTTGGAAAGACAACGTAATGATAAACCAAGATGCAGCGTCCAAGGATTACCAAGCCTACCTTGAACAAAACATTCTTAATTTAAATTATAAATCTTTTAATCAAATCGTTATCCTTGGTAGTGCAACATATGTTCCATTTATGGAATTACCTGCATATGCACGTAGAGAAATCATTGAAGACCTATTAGATATTCAAGTATTTAGTACTATGAATACGTTACTCAAGGATCGTGTATCAGGTAATAAAGAATCAATTACTGAAAATAGTTATCAGATGGATTTAATGGAATCAAAGTTATCATCTGCTAAAGAACATAACGCCTCTATTCGTAAAATACGCGAAGACGAGGTTGAAAAAATCCGAGAAAAGATGGCTGTCCACATCAAAGAAATTGAAAATGCTAAACAAGTAATAA